ATATAACCACAATCTGAAGCAAGTTGCTCGGCAAAATCTGCTCCACTCTGATATTCACCCTGATAGGCATCCTCAAAGTGGTCGATGGCATCCAAGAAATAATATTCTATGTACTCATCCACCAATCCTTGACCATAATCATCAATTAATGATGAATACTGCATATAATACTCTCTAAACTCTTCTTCACCATACTTCTTGATGAAATCAACCATATCATTGTATGACCAATCATAGGTCTCATTGTACTCATCAAGAAGTTCCTGTGTCTCTTCTTGTAACTGACCAGTTGGTAATCCTTCTCTCGTCATTTAAAAAAGGGGGGAATAAAAAACACGTGGGATGTTAGTTCTTTCTTGGGTTGCGATCCCAGAGGCACATCCATCTCCTCGTTGTTGTGTGTAGGACTTACAGGGCGTAATTTCTCTGCTGAACAGAGACAACCATAGACCCTTGCCCAAATTAGATAAGGTGAGAGAAACAAAAGAGGGATTGTGTTGTGTGAATTACCCCAACGGTAATGTCCTGCTTCTCGCTTTTGCATTAACCTTCCCCTAGTTAGGATAGGTGCTTGTCAGGTAGTCAGGAACCTCTCTTTGTTTCCCATGTGCTTATTATAATAGATCCATCAAAGGATTAGACACTTCTTGTACCACTTCTCTCACTGGCACATGATTCTCTATCCATTTCTCTGCCATCTTATAATACTCCTCATCTGCCTCTATACCAATGTAATTTCTATTTGTATTCATACATGCTATGCAAGTACTTCCACTTCCCATACAGTTATCTAAGACTGTATCACCCTCATTAGAATAGGTCTTGATGAAATACTCTATCATACCAACAGGTTTTTGAGTAGGATGAAACTTCAATGGATTATCATTATTAATCACTGGAAACTTCTGGACTGATCTAGGATAACGATCTGTAGTATTACCATCATTACCAAATGTTCTACTTAAATGGTTATAGTTCCTCTTCTTCTCTGGTTCAGGTATATTATCTCTTGGTTTAACTGCACCAAATGGTTTATGCCCAGTAGTTTTCAATGGATTATATGTTGGTAACTTACGATAGAATACTAATATATTCTCATGTGCCTTCATTGGCATCTTCTTTGCATTTAAATGACCTGTTGCTTTATTCTTCTCCCATATCCACTCATACCTAAAGTCTTTAAGGTTAGAACATGCAAGTATCTTATCAAATGGTGGTTGTGCTGTTAATATAATAGCACCATTTCTTTTAACAACTCTATTATATGCTGACCACAGTTCATCAAATGGTATAATACTATCCCATGAGTTTTGTGTAGTTCCATAGGGTAGATCACAAAAGACCATATCCACACTACCTTCTGGTAATGTGGACATAATCTCTAAACATTCACCTAAATGTATCTTACTATCCATTATGTCATGTTTTCTACTATTATATCATTAAATTCATCTTTTGTCTTCTTATTTCTAACATCAGCAATATCAAAGAATATATCCTTTAATTCAACAAGATCACCATATTGTTGTCTTAATACACCATCTATCTTAGTGCGATTCTTAGCAGATATAACATCATCAAATCCACCAACTGTTCCATCTTTCTTGAATCTTGGTGCTACTCTAGGTAATACACTAACAAATAAAATCTTTTCTAATTTTACATCTGGTGCAAATGCTATTCTTGCTGCCTCACCAATGGTTGTATTAGCATAGTTCTTGATATTCTTATTAACATTACTATTCATTGCCTTAGCAAGAATACAAACTACTAAGTTACCATCTGCATCAAATCCTGCTATGTCAATATCAAATGTACCTCCAAAAGCATCAAGAGGTAACTTATATTCAAATTTCCAATCCAAATCTCTCCACTGTGGATTCTTTGATAGAATCTCACTCAATAAAACCTCATGTAAATCATCAGTGCGTTTGGATGATCTCACATTTTGAAATGATGTTTGTAGAAACTCAACCAGTTGCATGATTCTTTATGTAACTGTAAACATTATATATCCCCTTACATATCATTGCAAGAGGATATATGACAGTTGAATAACTGTTCTACTGATTATAAAATCAGTATAATTAAGGATTAATTTGAATTAGACCATTCTCATCATCAAACTCAGGGGCACTAGCAAACTTAGGTGTATGACCATCACCATCTTCAAATAACATTTTACCTGCTAGATATGCTCTACGCAAATTCTCCATAGTTCTAGTGTATGGAAGTTGTCTCTTCTCATCACGATTATCTTTAGTAATCGTTTGACCTTTAGGATTAATAAAAATAGTTTTAGTAGGTCTATTTTGCCCTAACAACTCATCAATCACTTTAAAAGCATTATTATAATATTGACCAGTATCATCCTTAATGATCCATGCAAATACACCTTTATCAGTAACAAATTGATTTGAGTTAGTATCACCTACAGACTTCCAATTAGTATTATGCTCTATAAAATGAGCATTTAATTCAGTTGGTGTCCACTTTCTCTTCTCTGCCTGTACACCAGTAGTTTTTAAGATATTCTTAATCAACTTATTGACTGCACGATTTCTAAGACCATAAACCTTTATTAAATGTTCTTCAAGTAATATTTCTACTTGTGCTTTATTATTTTCATGTGCATCTTTAAGTTTTTTAGCAAACTCAGTCTTGCCCTGAGCATATTCTTTATTAACTGATTGAATAATATCCTTATCTTTTCTTGGATTATCCTTACCATCAGGTCTATTAGCAACTGCGGTTGCCCACTGAACCAAACGATCCAAATCAATCTTAATTACCCATGCAATTAAGTATTCTTCTCCATTAATTTTACATGCTTTCTCATTAGCATACCATCTATGTGTTAAATTACCTACTCCATACTCGACTAATGTATTTTCATCATCATTTAATTTGTACTGATACTTCTCAGGAAGTACAAATACGGTTCCTGGTTTTTTAGAAATATCCCAATTATTTTTAATCATATCTTCTGCGATATCATCAACAGTATCTTGGTCATAATCCTCATCTGCCCTAGTCTGGAATCCACGATGATAATCTCTCTTACCAGTCTCGTTGTTAATAACTTCTCTTAAAGGTTCATGAATCTTTTTACGAGGGATAAGTTGTAACTCAGGATGAACTAACTCTCCACCAAATTCTGCCAAGACTTCAGGGTCAAGAGATACTCTTAACTTCTCAATCTCACGACATCTCTCAAGTAATTCCTGAGTGAAAGTTGGTTTAAAATCTGCTGATAGGTATTCATCAGCACTAACAGTACCAACTACTTTACTATCAGGATAAGGTCTATAACCCTCTGTATCTTTCCACTTTGGAAAGTTTGTTCCAATGTAATCTTCCACTCCTTGTTCCTCCAACATTCTTAAATTCAAAGATCTACCTGCTCTCGCAACATTCATTTGACCAAACTTATTATCATCTCCTTCTTTTTCATGTTTAATCTCACTATATCCCACTAACTCCAACCACTCTTTGATTGTAAGATTTTCATCTCTAAGTTGTGGTGGAGTCCAACTGTCAACTGTGATATTGAGTGTTTTTCTATATTCAACAGTATCAAGAATACACTGTTGAATCTCAGCATCGGTCAATCCTGTTAATTTGGGAATTGTGTTAGTCGCTGTTTGCATAACCAAATTTCTTTATGTACCTACTATAAAACCTATCAACTAAAAAGTCAATAGGTCTGTGATAATTCTTAAACTGTCCTACTCATCATACACTCTACACTCAAATGCGTCAGGATGATTGTCACAATACACTTCTAGGTGCTTATCCTCATGCCTAGTGTGATAGTCATTAATCTTACCATCATTAGTGTCTACTATATCTCCTTTATGATATTCATCATACTCTGCATGAACATCTTTTAAGTCTGCTTCACTGTACTCCAACATCCCATGATTAATGTGTTCTTTACGATCTTTTGGATCAAGATAAACTTCATGGTCTAAGTCGTGTTTAATCGTCATAGTGCGTAACCATCCTACTTTAGAGTTCAATAATCTCATGATTATTTATTTTCAAGAGATTGTTTGAAGTTCTCGTATTGATTCCTTTCTAACAAACTCTTGTTTCATATTATAGTATAATTTATGGTTTTGTGTGGTAACATAGTGACCTTTTATGTCGCCATCCTCACAATGCCATCCGTAGGCAATGACTTTCTCTTCTACACCATCTATTCTCATTTTCTTACTACCATCTAAGTAAGAATGATATCTTTCGTCTAAATTTACCATGAGTTTAAGAAGTATATGTTGAGATTATAACATTAGTTATATGCAATATCTATAATTTTTATATTGTCTTTATACTCAGATAATATATCTTAATCTTTTGATTGATTATGCTCCTCAACTATGTCCATAAGATTTTCAAACTCTTTCAAACTTTCCAAATCATACAACAATTTAGATATTTGAGTTACAACTAAAGGTTTTTCATTGATAGCAGCAGACTTAATTGCTGCTCGGATGCTACCCTCTGCTTCAAGTAGATAATCTAATGTTTGTTGGGATAATGCCATTAGACTTCATCCTCACAATGCTTTTCAATAATCTCTCTAATTACATCACTAAAAGCATCACGCAATTCATATTCAATGTCACTCTTATCTTTCTTCAATCTACTAACTGTAATAGGTGGAAGTGTAAGAGTAGCAGTAATGTCCCATAGTCCAAGTTCTTTATTCTTGGTAGTGTTAATTTCAAGCATAATTAATCCTCGTCTTCATTATGTAGTTCAGGTGAATCTAGTTTAAATCTACTTTTATCAATCGGTGTATAATCAAATCCATACTTCTCTAATGCTTCCTGAAACTCTTTACCACTAAGTCTACCATTCCAATAATCATTTTCAGTATAAGATGGGTCTTCAATTCTCCTCCACTCTTCATTAGTATTACCTTGTAGTAAATCTAATAGTTTTACACTATCATTATAACATGCTCTATAATATCTCATGTTGTCTTTGATAGTATCAATTATGACCTCATGTATTTCTCGTGGTGTGTACTCACCAACCATTACTTCTCGTAGTGCATCTTGCAGATTTTGTATAG